GTATATAAAAGGTTAATTTCTGTTCACGCGCGTTAATTTCTGTTAGGTTAAACCTAGCGAGATGTGTTACTGTAACATTGTCGATTGATGGCGGGGGTCTTGCTTTTCGATAGCAGCCCCCCCCCCACCATAAATTCGTTAAGAAAGAATAAACATGGTTGGGCTAGACGAAACTGAACGTAACAAGCGATGGTTTCAAAATAAGTTAGAGGAACGCGACCTCACTTATCGAAGCCTTGCTGCAATGATGGACATGAATGGTCCAGACGTTAGCCGCATCATCAATGGCCAACGCAATATCCGCGCTGATGAAGCCACCAAACTGGCAAAGATCCTTCGGGTTCCCGTCGAGGATATATTAAAGAGAGCGACAGCCACCTCCCCCATCTCCAGGTATGAAAAGAGTGACGTTAAGCGCTCGCCTTATGTCGCTGTCGTTGGCTATGTCGATGAATCAGGCGCGGTTAAGAAGGGCGGGACGGCAACGGCTGCTGAACGCCGCGTTACTCGGCCATCAAGGGCGGGCGATGATACTGTCGCGCTTCGGCTGCTAGACATGGGGCCTTTGAACGGCTGGCTGCTTTATTATGCTCCCCTCACCTATGTTCACGACAAGGCTGTTGGCAGTATGTGTGTCGTTGAGACTGAGGATGGGCGTAAATTGTTACGCCATGTGCAGTCTTCGGGGAGAGCAAAACAATTTAAATTGCTTGATTTTACATGTAACAAGGAAGAATTAATTGAATTAAAAACCGCTGCGCCAATTATTTGGATGAAACCGGGAAATTAAAATTGATAATTTAGAATAATTTAAATTCATTATTTGATGGGCGTTAAGTGGATGTTCTAGTGAAAGCCAGAATATTTGTTACAGTGGAATATTTGCAAGTGATTGTTTTTGACCAAATATTCTAGCATTCTAGTAATTCCACTGTTTTTCGGGCGAAATCCTATATAGAAATATTTATAGATAAAAACGCAACAACTTGTATATGTGTTACATATAGTTTTTATATATAGTCTTTATATTATATTAGAATATATAGAATAGTAGAATATATATATATAATATATTGATATATATAGATAAAAAATATTCTAATGTGCTGTAACAAGTCGAGTGCTTCATTAGAATACTAGAATATTTTCTCTCCCGCTTTTGATGGCCGTATGGGCGTAAAGTTGCGCGTGATTTTTGAGGGCAAAATAAAAGCGCGGAACATTGCCGCGCTTTTGAGTTGATCGACGGCGCAAGGGATCAAATGCCCCAGATTGCTTCGTCTTCTAGTTTTTCGTTTTCTGGGTAGGTATCACGAATGAGGTCTATTAAACGCGCTGCTAGGGTTTGTTTGTAATCGTCAGTTTCACATGCTTGGTATTCAAAACATTCGCATGCTTTTCTGATCTGAGCGATCACCCTTTCCTCTGTTATTTGCTTTTTTACCGAAGGGTATAAACTCGCGCTTGCGCCTCTTCGGGAATAAACGCGGGCGATCAAATCTCGCGGCGATATTTCCTCAAAAGCATAATCTGAGGCGCAATCCCGGTCTGTCCCTTCCCCGTATCTAGCGGCAAGGCTGCGCAAGTTTTCCTGTAGCAAGATATTGAACATATTTTCTGAGGGGATCGGCGTTGAATTTACGATCAGGTTAAGATGGTCTTGAGAACATAGAAAAGCAGACATTGGCTTGGCTCCAATTAACGCGATGCTTTGGCGCATCTTGAGGGGCGCATTTCTGCGCCCCTGGGGATGCGTCAAGCCGCTGCGCGCGATTGGCTGCTGGCTTGTTGAGCGAAAAACTCGGTAATCCGCCAAAGCGCTTTATTAACGCGCACGTCTTGGTCAATGCCCTTGATTTCGCGCGTCGTCGTCATTCTGCCGCGCTGATAACGTCCGCGTTCATCGTATGAATGAGGGCTGCGCGCTGAAAGACCGCCGCGGATGGCGTTTTCTTGGATCACGTTAAAGCGCGTCCATAGATCGTCAGCCCTATCATCAGCGCGTCTAGCCTGTAACAGTTGCTCCGGTTGTATCGCTGTCGTTTGATTGCCCTCTTCGTCAACGGGGAAACGAATTTCATGGGCCAATTCTGCCAACATTCTAGCAGCGTCATTGTTGACTGTGATCTGGCTCCAGTCTTGAGGCGCAGCCAATAGATTTTGCGCCTCTCCTAAAACGCGATATGTCCCCTCGATTACGTTGTCTATGGCGTTGCCGCTGTGGCGAACTTTTACGCTGTCGATTGTGCTCGTTTGAGCGACTAGGCTATTTAAGCAGCGAATGCGGAACATTCCCGCCATAAGATCGTAAGCGCTTGTTCCGTCGTTGGCGTTTTTAAGGATAATTTCGCAAATGTTGTCTCCGACCTTATAAGCGCTTTCGTTGTCGAAACGGCGCAGGCGAATCATATGCTTCGTGAATGCGCGCTTTCCTTCATCCTTGCTTCCGCCTTGGCGCGCGGCGACAGGAAAAAACCCCTCTTTCCGAAGGCCATTCAAAACGTCGATAGTTGGAATGGCTTTAAAACGCTCGGATCTGCTCTCATGCGCCTCAAGCGCAAAAATAGACGGTGCTGATTTAAATAGTTGTTCATCGGTCAAAGGCTGCGCTGTGTCAAAGCGGGCTGAGTTGCTGTAGATTGTGTTTGATCTATGAAAGTTCATTATCTTGGCTCCAAAGTTAAATCAGGTTGTTACGTTTTTCACACCGCTTTAGGCAAATAAAAGAATTGGCGCGGCAAGTGCAGCAATCGCAAGGAACATAATCCCCAAAATTACGCCGAACTTCTCAACTCTTTCGTTGGTTAAATCGTGATCCATTGTTAGCCCCTTGTGTATTTGTGTGATTTGCTATGATCTAAAGTTATCACACGTTACGTTTAACGCAACAGCAAAATTAAAATTCTTTCGTCTTTTTTGTTGATGTGATATTTCAGCAACATGATTGACACTCTTCCTTCAACTGAAATCCAATCAATCGTGAATCACGTAATTGATCTTGTTCTTGACGGTTGCTCTTTGCGAGAAGCGGTCAAAAAGGTTGGAATTAGCCCGAAAAAATTCTCTCACGCGCTTCAAGGTGATAAAGACGCCGCTCGCGCTTATGCTCGCGCTTTAGAAATTAAAGCGGATTTATTGGCGGACGATATAATTCAAATAGCGGATACTGCCGAAGACGCGGCGAAAGCGCGTAATCAAATAGATTCGAGAAAGTGGATAGCCTCAAAACTATACGCTCAACGTTATGGCGAACGAATAGACCTAAACGTGACCCAAACAATAGATATTGGTTCAACGTTAGCCGAAGCGCGCGCACGTTTGCGACCTATATGCGACCAGTCAAACGTCATAGATTCACAGGTTATTGATATTACTGAGGCTATTGATAGCCGATCAACTGATAAGCAATCAGTGAATAACGATTTGCAGCCCGATATTTTCTCATAACACCCCCTCCCCACCTCAAATCGCGTGGCCCCCTGGGGGTGGGGGTGGGGGCCAAATCGGCTGGCGAAAAGTTTATACGGGGTCCCTACGATGTCGGATTTTTATTTTTTAAAAAATTTTTGAATTCAATTTGCCGTAACAATTAGGAACCCCCTACTCCATGGCCAAACAGCAAGCGATCTACACCGCCGCACAAGAACAACAGCTCATGGTCGAATTATGGGACCCCCAGATATACAATGACCCCTTAGCCTTTGTTCTCTTTGCCTTTCCTTGGGGCAAACCAAACACGCCTCTTGAGCACATGAAGGGTCCGCGTGGCTGGCAGCGCGAGACGATGCAAGAGATGACGAGGCACATTAAGGCGAATGAACTTCGTGCGGCGAATAAGAAGTTGATGGAGATGTGGCGGAGTGCGGACGCCAGTGGCCGTGGGATAGGAAAGTCGGCGCTGGTCAGTATGCTTACGCTTTGGTTTATGACGACGCGGATTGGATCGACGGTCATTATTACGGCGAATACTGAGCAACAGCTAAGATCAAGGACGATGGCTGAGTTGGGTAAGTGGACCGCGCTCTCTATTAATAGCCATTGGTGGGAGCCAACGGCGATGTCGCTCAAGCCTGCGGAGTGGTTTGGCGAAGCGGTTAAGAGAGATTTGAAAATTGACTTGGGCTATTGGTATGCGAGTGGGCAATTGTGGAGTGAAGAAAACCCAGATGCGTTCGCGGGTATTCATAATCATCATGGCGTTATGCTGATATTTGATGAGGCGAGCGGTATTCCAAAGCCGATTTGGACTGTCAGCGAGGGCTTTTTTACGGAGCCAATACCGGACAGATATTGGTTTGTATTCTCTAACCCGCGGAGAAATAGCGGGGCTTTCTTTGAATGTTTCCATAAGGACCGGAATTTCTGGCGGACGCGGAATATTGACTCCCGTTCTGTGGAGGGAACGGATCACGGAACGTTTAATAAGATCATTGCCCAATATGGCGAGGACAGTGACGAAGCCAGGGTTGAGGTAAAAGGTCAGTTTCCAAACCAGGGCAGCAATCAGTTTATTGGGAAGGATGCGGCGTTGAATGCGCAGATGCGCGAGCCGATCCCTGATCCTGGCGCTCCTTTGTTGATGGGGGTTGACGTTGCGAGGTTTGGTGAAGATCGGAGTGTTATTGCGTTTAGGAAAGGACGCGATGCGACGATCATTCCTTGGCATAAGTATAAAGGGTTGGACACGGTTCAGCTTGCGGGGATTGTTGCGGACTTGGCGGGGAAGCATAAGCCAAGTGCTATTTTTGTGGATGGGAATGGTGTTGGTGGCGGTGTTGTCGATAATTTGAAGGCGTGGGGATATAGGGTTGTTGAGGTTCAGATGGGCAGCAGCCCGACAGATGGCGACACTTATTATAATAAGCGTGTGGAGATATGGGGTCGGCTCCGTGAATGGCTTATGACGGGGACCATTCCCAATGATACGGAATTATTTAGCGACCTCATATCGCCAGAATATTCCTATCACCCTGTGTCTAATAAGATACAGTTGGAAGGCAAAGACCATATGAAGCAGAGAGGCTTGGCCAGTCCCGATTTGGCCGAAGCCTTGGCGCTGACTTTCGCGCAACCTGTGGCGAGGATAGACGCGCCAAGCTCTCGTAACAATCAAAAGAACCGCATGGCGCGGGATGTGGATTATAGTCTTTTTTCTTAAGTTTCATATTTCGTAACGTGGTGTTATATTGACAGCCTGTTTGACTTGACATCAAGGGCTGGCGTCATGGGTTTTAATCTCGGAAAAATTTTTAGAACTGTTTTTAACCCCCTCGTTGGCCGAGCTACGCCTGCCGCTCAGTCGGCGGCGTATCAGGCGCAAGGCATGGCTGCGGCTAATCAGGTGGCGACACAGATTAATAATACGGCTGCGGCAAACAATGCGGCAACGGCGCAACAAGCGGCAGTTCAGCAACAGCAGGCAACGCAGAACCAGTTGCAGGCAGATAATCTCGCTGCGGCAGATGAATCGATGAGAAATGCAGCGCGCTTGGCGTCTAAAGGCTCGACTGCAAACGTTCTTTACGGATCGAACTACAACAAGAAAGATGAAAAGACATCATCTGTATTGTTGGGCGCATAAGGAAATTTATCATGGGCGATTTTTGGAGTGATTGGTATGACGCCATAAAGGCGCAAGCTAAAGAAGTAGAAAAGACTGTTTCATATGTTGGCAGTTCTGTTTCTTCTGCTGGATCGGCAATAGCGAGTAGTCCAGAAACTCAACAAGCGATTGCTAGTTCTGTTGCGGATTCACAGCAGGCTTCAGCAACACAAGCCGCTCAAGCCCAAGCTCAAGCGGAACAAAAGAAAGCAATCGAAACAACCAAAACTAACACAATCAATGCAGCTAATGACGCGATGATTAAACAAGCGTCTGCTGGCGCAAAAGGTTTTTCGTCTAATATTCTGACTGGCGCGCAAGGTGTCGATAAGTCGAAAGAAAAAACTTCGGCTTTGGTCCTTGGCGGATCAGACGCCCCAGGCAATAAAAGCCTTGGCGGAATGGCGCCACAGCAACAGATGCAAGGTCGTGTTAAGAAAGTATTAGGACGCTGATATGGTTGATGACTCTCAGGTTCGCGTCCCGAAGGGTCAGCGCAACCAAGAAATAGCGAATAAGATACTTCAAGAGTTTGTCCCGCTTGAGTATAAGCGGGGCATTTGGGAACAGCATTGGGAAGAAGTGGCGCAGAAAGTTCTGCCCTACTACTCAACGAGTTTCTACAGACAGGGGAACATGACTCCTGGCGTAAAACGTAATCAATATCAGTATGACACCACAGCGAATGCGGCGTTATGGAAATTCGCAGCAGCGATGGAGAGCATGCTGACGCCTGCCAATAATAAGTGGCATCGGTTGCGTCATCCTGACATGCAACTAATGCAACGCCGCGATGTGCAGGAATGGTTTGATAACGTCAATGATGCGCTGTTTTATTATCGCTACAGCCCTCATTCCGGTTATCAGGCGAATCAGCATGACGGTTATGTAGGACTTGGCGCATTTGGAACAGCTTGTCTCTTTACTGATGACTTTAAAGACCCAACAAACCCGAAAGTAAAAGGGCTGCGATATAGAAACGTTCATCTTGGCGAATTGTTCTTTGCGACAAACTTTCAAGGGCAAGTCGATAAGGTGTTTCGCCGTTTCAAGATGACGTTGCGGCAGATTGCGCAGCGTTTTGGTCTTGAGAACTTTCCTGAGACATATTTGAATCAGTTGAAAGACAAGCCGGAAACGGAAGTTCAGATTATTCACGCTGTCATGCCGCGGGATAAGACAAAACTTACGCCACCCGTAAATAGCAAAGACTATAGATACGCCAGTTTCTATGTGTTGCGAGATAGTTGCAATCTGTTGAGCGAGGGCGGCTATCGCTGCATGCCCTATTCGACCAGTCGCTATATTACGGCTCCAGGCGAATTGTTTGGCCGTTCTCCAGCGATGAATGTGTTGCCTGCGATCAACGTCTTGAATGAAGAGAAAAAGACGATGATTAAGCAAGGACACAGGGCGGTTGATCCTGTGTTGCTGGCGCATGATGACGGCGTGATTGATGGGTTCTCGTTAAAGCCAGGTGCGGTGAACTACGGCGGCGTTAATGCCGATGGCCGCGCACTGGTTCATGTCTTGCCGACGGGCAATGTCGCCGTAGGCAAGGACATGATGGATGACGAACGCATGGCGATTAACGACGCCTTCTTAGTCACCTTGTTCCAAATATTAGTTGAGACGCCGCAGATGACGGCGACTGAAGTGTTGGAGCGCGCAAGAGAAAAAGGCGCGTTACTGTCTCCAACGATGGGGCGGTTCCAGGCTGAAAGCATTGGACCACAGATTGAACGCGAGTTTGATCTGTTGGCTTGGCAAGAGCTTATCCCCCCTCCCCCGCAAGCCTTGGTTGAGGCGGGTGCGGAATATCAGGTTGAGTATGATGCGCCATTAAACCGCGCGATGCGGGCTGATGAAGCGGCTGGCACGATGCGCACAATTCAATGGGCTGCGGAGATTGCGACACAAACGCAAGACCCTACAGTTATGGATTGGTTCAATACGGATGCGATTGTGCCTGAGTTGATGCAAGTCAATGGCGCTCCGTTCCGCTATATCCGCGATCCGCAGGAAGTGGAACAAATGCGTCAAGGCAGGAAGGCGGCGCAGGAGCAACAGCAACTTCTGCAAAGCATGCCTGGAATGGCGCAAATGATGAAAGCGACCAATCCAGAAGGCACAAGTCCTAACGCAGGACAGCCTGTTTAATGAGTGACGCAAAACAGTATCTAGCTGAACGTCGAACAGCCTATGTCCGAACGTTCAATACGCCTGCTGGCGAAGATGTCATGCGCGATTTGGCTAAGTTTTGTCGCGCTTATGAATCAACGTTTCATCCTGATCCGCGCGTTCATGCTGTGTTGGAAGGGCGGCGCGAGGTTTGGCTGAGACTGATTGAGCATCTGCGATTGTCAGATGATGACCTGTGGCGGATATACGCCTCGCAACCAAAAGGAAATTTTAAATGAGTGAAGCAGCCCCCGCAATAGGCGGACAAGGCGTTATGACAGACGCCTCTCCTACGGTTTCTCCCGTTACTGGAAACGGCGCATTTACTGAACAAAACAATGGAACCCCTGGCCAAGTTTCTTCCGGCTATGAGTGGTTGCAAGGCGCAGATGAATTAAGCGTTGGCTTTGCGCAGAATAAAGGGTGGGATAGCCCAATTAAAGCGCTGGATAGCTACCGCAATCTCGAAAAGCTGTTAGGCGCGGATAAAGCCAATAACGCTGTCATCCTTCCCAAATCGGCGGAAGACGCGGCGAGTTGGAACGCGCTGTATGATCGCCTTGGCCGTCCAAGCGATCCGAACGGCTATGGATTTAAGTCTGAAACAGGCGATCAGACTTTCGACAGCGCTTTGTCCTCAAAATTTCACGAACTTGGCCTGTCTAAAGAGCAAGGACAGAAGTTTGGCCAATGGCTAAATGAGTCCATGGCGCAGGGGCAACAAGTCGAAGCTGCAAAACAAGCTCAAGTTTTTGCTCAAGATCAAGCGTTGTTACAGCAAGAATGGGGCGCGGCCTACACTCAGAACTTAGCTGCGGCGCAAGTAGCCGCGCGCGCTTTAGGCATGGACGGCGATACGATTGATAAGATCGCTGGCGCGATTGGTCATAAGGCAACAATGGCGATGCTTTCCAGAATAGGCTCTGGATATGAAGAGGATGGATTTGTTACGGGTGACGCTCCGTCCGGTTTTGGCAATGCTATGACTCCAGGCCAAGCTAAATCAGAAATTCAATCATTGATGAGTGATAGTGATTTTATGAAAGCCTATCTTGGAGGGAATACGGATGCCCGTAACAAGATGCAGCGCCTTCATCAATTCGCTTATCCAGAGTAACAATCAATGAATGAAGTCGAAGCAAAAGTTCGATGTCTCGAACTCGCCTCACAATGTAACAAGGCGACAGGAGATCATTCTGCGGAAGGCGTTGTGAAAGTCGCAACAGTGTTGTATGCTTTCATATCACCTCCGCCTTTTGAACCTGTTCAAGAGGAAGTAACGGACAAGCCAAAGCGAGGAAAACCAGCTTCGAAAGGGTTGGACATCTTAAGCTAAAGCCCCGTGAAAGGCGGTGAATAGGCCCCTCCTATGAGGACAAGCCGAAGCGTGTCGCGGCTTACTGTGACGTTCTTCGAAACTGTCTCATAGGAGAGAGTCATGTCAGTTCAAGTTAATACTGCTTTCGTCCAGCAGTATTCTACAAACATAATGATGCTGCTTCAGCAGCAGGGTTCCCGTCTTCGTAACGCTGTCCAGAACTATAGTTTCCAGGGCAAAGCGGCTTCGATGGCGGAGCAGTTTGGTTCAGTTACGCCTGTTCGTAACCAGAGCCGCCACAGCGACACCCCACTCATTTCAACCCCACAAGATAAGCGTTGGATCTATCCAAACGATTATGATTGGGCTGATCTGATCGACAACCAGGATCGTCTGCGCATGCTGATTGATCCATCGGGTCCTTACACTCAGGCGGGTGTTATGGCCATGGGTCGCGCTATCGACGACGAAATCCTTTCGGGTTTCTTCAACGCGAACAACACAGGCGAGAACGGAACGGTTTCGACCTCCACGCTCTATGCCTATAACAGCAACTCACAGTCTGTTGCCGCCACGACTGGCGCTTCATCTGCCACTGGCCTTAACGTCGCTAAACTTCGCGCCGCTAAGAAAATCCTGTTGCAGGCTGAAGTCGATGTGGACAATGACGAACTTTATATGGTCATTTCCGCAAAGCAGCATGACGACTTGCTGAACGAAGCTCAAGCAATCAATCTCGACTACAACACACGTCCTGTTTTAGTCGATGGTAAGATTTCTTCCTTCATGGGCTTCAACTTCATCCACAGCGAACGCATCCCTGGCGCCGCCAACTGGAACTCGTCAATCAATACGGCAATCACGTCTTCGGACGCTGACGGTTCGTATGTTGCGAATACACGTTGGATGGTTCCGTTCTGGGCAAAGAGCGGCATGGCTCTTGGCCTGTGGAACGACATCCAGGCGAGCGTTGATCGCCGCGCTGACAAGCGTAATTCTTGGCAGGTTTACGTTACCGGAACGTTCGGTGGCGCGCGCCTCGAAGAAAAACGCTGCGGCCTGATTAACTGCAAATAAGGGATAGCGAACCATGGCTCAGTATCTTTCTAACGAACTAGCTGGCACTACGACTGGCTTAACAACGGCTGCTGCAACTGGCTACAAGCCTGCTGCAACAGTTTACGCTGGCCGTCTAAAGCGTTTTCGCGCCACGGTGACATATGCTGCTCAGACAACGAGTGACACGATTGTTCTTGCCAACGTTCCGGCGGGTTTCACGTTCGCTTACGGTGTTCTGAACGCTGACACGTCATCTGGTTCGACAACGTTAGCGATTGGTATCACTGGCACCACGGCAAAGTATAGAGCCGCAAGCGCTTTCACCTCAACCGACACGCCGACATTGTTTGGTAAAGCGGCTGTGGTTGGCGCGGCATCTGAACTTTCCTCAACTGAAACGATCATCTTAACCTTGGCTGCTGCTACGGCTCCTTCGAGCGGCACCTTGATTGTTGATCTGTATTTCAGCAGTCCAAACTGATCCTCTTAGGGGCTGATTAACTTCAGCCCCTACTCCCACTTAAAGGAGACGGCCCATGGCGGCTTATTATTTCGGAATCAACAACGGCGACAATGAATACGCCTCTGTTGGTCAGTCAACCGATCCAACTAAAGATGTTGAGATAGTTATTCCTGATGTAACGAAGATTCCAAGCGTAGAGGAACTTTTGCTGGCGATTGAGAAGTTGGAAAACTTTATTATTCGATCTGGCAAGGCTTGGTAAGGAGAAACTACCATGACTGTTCGTCGCGCTGACGACAATAGATACGTTCTTGCTGAAAATGTTAGCGCCTCTGGCAGCGCAGTTTCAATAAAGGGCGGTCAATACGTTTTTCAAGTTGAAGGAACGGCAGGCGGAACAACTGCAAGTATTCAGTTGAAAACCGCAAACGGCACTTGGTCTGATATTACGTCTTACGGCGTTATTACCAAATCAACAACACTTCCGTTCGTTGCTTCTCCACTGGAACTTCCCGCTGGCGATGTTCGAGTCGCTCTTACGGGCGGATCAGCTAGTGCAATTTATGCTTATCTGGTGGGTCTTGGTTAATGCCGCAAACACAGGTAGATATATGTAATAGTGCACTTCAACGTGTGGGCGCTGCGCCAATCCTTCGGATTGACGACAACAGCCCCGAAGCGCGAGCGTGTTCTATTGCTTATGATAACAATAGACGCGATGAGTTAAGAAAATATCGCTGGAATTTTGCTATTACGCGCGCCGTTTTAGCGCCAGATTCGACCGCTCCCGCGTTTGATTATGATTATCAATTTACCCTTCCAACAAATTGTGTTCGCGTCTTGCGACCAAATACGGCGAATTTGGATTGGGTAATTGAGGGTCGCAAGATTCTAACGAACGATAGTGACGTTCTTAACTTGCGATACATACAGGACGTTGAAGATGTTACCCAGTTTGACCCTTCTTTTTATAACGTGGTTGCTGCTGCGCTGGCTATAGATATTGTTGAGCGCCTCACACAGTCAAATACAAAAAAGAGACAACTAGAGGACGAATATAACAATTCAATCACGCAGGCGAAACGGGTTAACGCCTTCGAGGCGGGACCAGAGGTTGCGCCTGATGATGATTGGTGGCTTGCGAGGTTGTAAATGCCTCGCGCCTCATGGACACAAAATAACTTTAACGCAGGAGAATGGTCCCCTCTAACCTATGGTCGAGCGGACCTTCAAAAATATAAAAATTCTCTGGCGTTATGTAAGAATTATATTCCTACCGCCCAGGGCGGACTTACGCGCCGTCCAGGCACTAAGTATGTCGCAGAAGTTAAAAGTAGTTCTGCCAAAGTTAGATTACAGGCTTTTGAATTTTCAATTACGCAAGCCTATGTCCTTGAATTTGGCAATCAATACGTTCGGTTTTATACAAATGGAGGTCAGCTATTAAGCGGCGGGTCGCCTTATGAGGTGGCTACTCCCTACACTACTGCTGATTTAGATGGACTGTCGTTTGTCCAGTCTGCCGACGTTTTATATATTGCGCATCCAAGTTATGCGCCAAGAACTCTTAGTCGGTTGGGCGCAACAAGCTGGTCGCTTGCAACAATTACGTTTCAAGACGGGCCTTATCTTCTTTTAAATACTGCTGCAACAACCTTAACCTCAAGCGCTACAACTGGCAGCGCTACAGTTACGGCGTCTGCCGTTACTGGCATTAATAATGACACAGGCTTTCAGACCACAGATGTCGGGCGCGTCATCAGATTAAAAGTTGGAACGAATTGGGCTTGGGGAACCATAACGGCTCGCGCAAGCACAACGTCGATCACGGTAAATTGGTCAACCACGGTTGGCGGAACGACAGCTTCTAACTTGTGGCGCCTTGGAACATGGAACTCAGCAAATGGCTATCCTGCGGCTATCTGCTTTCATCAAGATCGGTTATGGTTAGGCGGTCCGGCGCAATATCCTAACCGCGTGGACGCTTCTGTTTCTGGCGATTACACAAATTTTGCGCCAACAGACGCCGCCGGAACCGTCGCAGATAGTAACGCGCTTTCGTTTAACTTGGCCTCCGCCAAGATGAACACGATTAACTGGATGGTGTCCGACGAATGGGGCTTATTAGTTGGAACAGCATCAAACGAATGGGTTGTCGCGGCTAACACCATTCAGGTTGCTTTGACGCCTACAAACATCAACGCCAAGCAAGTAACGAGCTACGGAAGCAATACCGTTAAGCCTATTCGTATGGGTAAATCTACTTTGTTCTTACAAAGAACGGGTAGAAAGCTCCGCGAAATGTCTTATCAATTCGTGGTCAATACTTTCCAAGCGCCTGACATTTCTATGTTGTCCGAACATTTGACTGCAAGCGGCATATATCAGCTTGCGGCGCAGCTTGCCCCTCAACCCGTTCTATGGATGGTGCGAAATGATGGCACTCTTGTTAGCATGTCTTATGATAAAGACCAGGAAATTTCTGGTTGGGCGCAACATGATTTGGGCGGCTATTCCAATTCCGCGCAAACATTAACAGCAGTTGTTGAGAGTGTAGCTGTTATTCCATCTCAAGACGTTACCCGTGATGATTTATGGCTCTCTGTTAGGCGATATATTAACGGAGCAACATTTCGCTCTGTTGAGTTGATGCAAAAATATTGGGAAGACGGCGATCAACAAATCCACGCATTTTATGCAGACTGCGGCGCAACTTATGACGGCGTATCTACCGCAACAATTTCTGGCCTGACGTGGCTTAAAGGACAAACTGTCACTGTTCTAGCAGACGGCGCTGTTCATCCAGATTGCGTTGTAAATAGCTCCGGTGTGATCACGCTCGATAGATCAGTGACCCATGCAAATGTTGGATTAAAATATACAAGCGAAGCGCAAACCATGCGTATTGAAGCTGGCGGCGGAGACGGCTCTGCGCAGGGTAAACTGAAACGCATTCATCGCGCCGTATTTAGAATGTTTCAGACTGTTGGCATGACAGTTAAAGCCGGGACGCAAGACGGCTACCCAGAACCGTTTCGCTCAAGCGCCGATCTAATGGACAATCCTGTTGCGCTTTATACTGGTGACAGGCGTTGGGCTTGGGACGGCACTTATGATTTGGAAGGACAGGTTTATTTCGCTCAGACCGATCCTTTGCCAAGTAATATTTTGATGGTTGTTGCACAACTTGATACGCAGGATGGCGGCTAATGGACCCGATTTCGATTAGCGCCCTCATAGCTGGAGCAAGCAGTCTGTTTAGCGGCGGCGCTGCCGCGGGTGGCGCGGCGGCTGCTGGCGGCGCGTTTAGCGGAGGAATGTTTTCCTCTCTTGCTACTATGGGGAGTGTTGCTGGCGCAGTAGGCTCTACAAGTTCAATTCTTAAAATGGGCGCAACTGCTGCATCGCTTGCTTCTCAAATGGGCGGCATTTTTCAAACTCAAGCGTCCAAAAATACGATTAATAGCGCCGCATCTTGGGAAAAGGCCGGTATCATTCAGCAAAACGAGGCTGTTGCAAAGGCTTCTGAATATAATGCAACTATTGCGCTGCGAAATGCTGAGATTGCACGTTATCAAGGTGAAGTGGCCGCAGAGGATCAAGCTAAACTTGCTTATAGAACCTTGGGCGCAGCGCGCGCGGGATACGGCGCTTCTGGCATTACATCAAATAGCGGCTCTGCTGTAGATGTTCTTGCTGAAAGCGCGGCTAATATTGCGCGTGATCGTAACATGATCAAATTTAGCACTGATCTTAAGATTCAGAACTTTAAAGATCAGGCAGCGCTAGACAGTATGAGCGCTCAAAACGCTAGAACATCGTCTCTGTTCGGCATTTCTGCTGCCAATAATCGTCAGACTGCGGCGTTGATGAATGCTGATTCAAGAACCCTTGAACAAGTTGGAACGACTGCAACAACGATAGCTAATTCTATTCCGATCTATCAATCCGCTTACAACAATTTGGTGTCGTAATGCCCATTCGTGAATATTCTCCACAAGTAGGGCCTAGCGGACAGCTAACCTCTCGCGCTGATGCTGGCGATTTTGGCGCAGGTATTGGCGCGGCAATGAAAGACGTTGCCAGATCAGAGTTTGAACAAGCCGACGCTCAACAGACCCGTGGCCGCGCAATGACGCAGTTCGGGCTAAACATGGCTTCAGTCGCAAATGCCATTTATAAAACTGAAGAACAAGATGATGTGACCTCCGTTCACACAACCATGGCCGAAGCTCGCGCCCGTGGGTATGAGCGCGTTAAACAAATGGCTAATGAGACGCAGCCAGGGGATCAAACCTTTGTGCAGCGCGTTGGCGATTCATTTGCTGAAGAATTTAAAAATCTTAGTAGCAACGTCAAAACACAAGCTGGTCAAAAGCTGTTTGCCTCTGAAGCGTCAAATATGCGCTCTCAGTTCATGGCTGAAGCGGTTGGCATTCAATCTAGCCTAGACGGCAAGTTTGCAACTAATCAGTATGGTACGCTTAAAAACAGTTACGGCACGATTGTTTCACAAGACAACACACGTCTTGATGAATCTCTTGAGAAGATAAATCAAGCGATTGACGATAAAGGTTCGATCTTCTCTCGCGTTGATCAAAGCGTTCGAGACAAGCTGAAGGCGCAAGCGGCTGAAGATATGACAGTCTTTGCTGCCAGAGGCTTTGTCCGCCGCCACCCTGGCGTAGCTACCGAAAGTCTGCCGGAAAACCTACGAAATAGTCTGCGCAATCAGACTGTAAATCCCCCTACCCCTGGCCTTCCGCCAAATCTGGGCGCAGAAACAGTAAAACCATACAATCAATCTCAGATGACTTACATATCAAACAAGATTGATGCTCCTTCAATTTATGATGATCGTTTTAAAGCCGCGGCTAATCGTTACGGCTTGGACTGGCGCGAACTTAAAATGCGCTCTGTTGCTGAGTCTGGATTGAACCCGTCAGCAGAGAGTAGCCAAGGCGCTGGCGGCATTATGCAATTCACAGAGGAAAAAGCTGCTGAATTAGGGATCAACAGAAACGATCCAACTGACTCGATCTTTGGCGCTGCGCGTTTGCTGGCTAAATATAAAGCTGCTGCGGGCGGCGACATGGGCAAAGTGGACATGATGTATTACGGCGGTGAAAGTGGCAAAGGATGGGGGCCAAACACTAAACAGTATGCGGCTAATCTGGCGGCTGTTCGTCAAATATCAGGTTTGGGCGGAACGCAGACGCCAGAAAGTTTTGCCAATACCGGCCCCGGCACAGCAGGCGGCGATGAGGCTTGGAAAAAGGTTAAGACTGGTATTGAAGTTTTGGATCGACTTCCGCCAGATAAATTGTTTTCTGTATTACAGGAAGCCGATCACTATGACACAGCCTATCGGGCTGAACAGGATCGTTCTCGCGTTGAACAAAACCGTCTAAAATCTGAATCTCAAGACGCCCGCGCCAATGGCGTTATGGAGCGAATTGTTAGCCCCAACGATAAAAACGGCGGGGTTATATCTGAATCTCAGATCATGGAAATACCTGACCTGAGTTGGGAAAAGCGTCATAGTCTAATTCAATTCAAATCCGCTTATGAAAAAGAGCAAAGCCGGGAAATAAAATCTCATCCTGCGGCTTTTAATGCTTTCATTGACCGCATTTATGCGCCCGAAAATGATCCAAACAAGATTTATGGCACTGAAGACATTATTAAGGCGTTCAACAATCGTGAAATCTCCTATCCAGAGTTTCGTCAGCTTCAAAACGAAATAACTGAATTGAAATCTGGTAGCACAAACGGTTTTCGCAAGGATTACAATTCTGCCCTAGAAACCGTGAACATGATGTTTAGCCGCAGCATACAAGGTCAGATTGACCCCGCTTCCTCTGCTTCGGCTGCTTATCAGTTTCGCCAATATGCAGAGCGTGAAATTTCCAAAGCGCGCCAAGACAAACGTGATCCATATGAATTGCTGAATCCAAAATCGCCTGACTTCCTGATGTCGCCTGACAAGCTGCGCCAATTCATGCCGAATATGCAGCAGACCTCACAAAACGCTGCGACGATGAAAGTTCAGCAAGTGGCACAAAACGAAAGCCGCGCGGCTGAAGGCGGGAAAAAGATTGGTAGTTCTTATCCATTTAGCGACGGCAAAAGCCGCATCTATTTGGGCGGTCCGCTTAACTCTCCAACTAGCTGGCAAGATATTGACCCAACGAGTGACAAATGACGGAAGTTCTTGACGCCGACATTTTTAATACTCAGCCTGCTACTGGCGGAGCATTAGACGCAAGTATTTTTGCTGCGCCTGCTGCACCTGTTGCGCCTACCGGCCCGAAAACAGCAAGCGGGCCTGTTGAAGCATTTGAAGCCGGTTACGAAAATTCAGTCCTTGGCTTGGCCGGACGCGGAAAACTGCCGGATGTTCAATTAAAATCCGAACATGAGGCTTGGTATAACAAACTTGCCGCAGGCGTTGGCCAATTAGCTGGCGACTTTCCCGCCATGGTTGCTGGCGGTATTGCTGGCGGCATAGCTGGTTCAGAAGTCCCTATTATCGGCAACGTCGTTGGCGCAGGCGCAGGAGCCTTTGCTGTTCCAACCGCAATTCGTGAGTCTTTAATTAGCGCCTATCAGAATGGCTCTATTAAAAACACAGCCGACTTCTTAACACGCGCGTCAATTATCATTCCCAAAGTTGCTGAAGACGCCGTTGTTGGCGGCTTAACTGCTGGCGTTGGCGGCTATGCTTTAAAAGGCGCTGAAGCCGCTGGTTTGGGCTGGAAAGGAACCGCAGCAGTTACAGGCGGCGCGGAAGCAGCCACATTAACTGTAGCCCCTGCTGCACTTGAAGGTCGATTGCCAGAATGGGACGATTTCGCCAACGCGGCGATCATGGTTGGAGGTCTGAAAGCTGTTAATGCCGTAAGTCGCCGCGTGTCTAATGTTTTTGCCAAGACGGGCGTTGATCCGGCACAGGTAACTTTGGACGCGCGCCTTGATCCTCAGATCATGGATGATTTGGGCGTTCCTCCCCGTATTACGCCTGCTATTGATCAATGGAAAACAACTGCCGCCACGCCTTTAAAAGCTGATGGGATAAACAACAGCGGCGAATTAGTTGGGCGTTTAAAAGAAACACTTGGCGAAGATCATTTCGCTACTAAGATTCTGGAAAAGCTAGAGCCTAACCTTAAAGGCTATAAGATTGAGGTTTTGCCAGATAGCGAATGGGCTTTTAGAGGCTACTCTGACAAGCGTATGGCGCAAGCCAATCCTAAGACCAATAGTTTGCAATTTCGTGAGGGCGTTAAACTTGAATCTGCTTTCCATGAGGTTATTCACGAAGCGACACAGACAGAATTAAGAACTAACCCACAATTTACGAGCGAAATAACTGGAATTATGTCCCATGTCCGCGACAGCATCGCGGCGGGTGTTGAAGGCGTTTCGCGGACGGATTTGCAACGAGTTAAAAAGGCGTTGCAGAACCCGGCTGAATTTGTTGCTTACGGCATGAGTTCGCCCGAAACGATCAACGTTTTGCGCGGCATACGGGGTGTCGGCCAATCCCCGACCATGTTCACCACATTTGTTCAATCTGTCGCCAAGGCGTTCGGCTTTGGTGAAAAAGATTATACGGCAATGCACGATCTTATTCGCTCAGTCGAAAAAGGCGTCGAAAAGCCGGAAGTCATTGGCTCTGTCGAACTCGCGCCAGAAGCCGCAAAAGCCACTGGTTCTGTAGAATCTGCACCAAACGTTCCGCCTGAGATTCCGCGCGCTTATCAAAAAATGGCGTTGGACGCTAATACTAAAGAAGCCGTTTCATTCAGTCAAAAAGCTGAACTTATGAACGTGAATAATCCTTTTACGCCATACGAAAAGGTTCCAGGCGAACCCTCCCGCGGCATAAACATGAACTTTGATCGTCTTAATACGACAGACGAAATCAAGGACGTGATCGCCAAAACTTCGCAAGTCTATGAAGAAGAAATTAATGCGCAACGCCGTGGTAAAGTTTCTTGGGAAGAGACTGAGTTAGAAGCTGCCGTCAAACTGAAAGAGTATCTTGGCGCAGATCCCGCCCCTGTTCGTCAACCCGGAACTCCAGCAGGCGCAGCAGAACTGCTTGCTCGCAAAGTTATGGTAGAGAAAGCGGCTGAAGATAATCGGTTGCGCGCAGAAGAATATTCTAAACTAGAAAACCCTACGCTTGAACAAACTGCTGACTTTCTGGCTTCATTCGACAGATTAGCCGCCATCCAAGCGCAGTTTTTGGGCGCTCGCGCTGAAGTTGGTCGCGCATTAAATATTTTAAAGAACACGGGTGACGCTCTTAAAAAGACCGAAGCTGTTAAAGACTTGATGGATCGTTACGGGAATGATCCTAAAGCCTTGGCAGAAATGATCCTTGGCTTAGACAATATTGAACAAGCCGCTAAATTTGCCCGCGAAGGGAAAGATGCGACGACTTGGGAAAAGACAGTAGAAGCCTATCGAGCATCGTTAGTCTCAGGTCCAATCTCTCAAATCGCAAACATATTAGGAAACGTTGTTTATATGCCACTTATTCCCATGGTTGACGCAATAGCCGTCATCCCTGGAAAGATGCGCGGCGGGCAAGATCGTGTTGTTGCGGCTGAACCTCTTGCTCGCGCCACGGGCAATATCATGGGCGCCATGGACGGTCTTCGTATGGCCGGAACAATTCTTAAAACTGGCGCTCGCCCTGGCGAAAAAGTTGAAGCGGTTAAGAACGCCAATCAAGGAAGATTAGGTGAAATAATTCGCTTACCGTTCCGCGGATTGTCTGCCGGTGACGCGCTGACCAGAGCCATGGTTGAGCGCGGCGAGGCATACGCTTTGGCCACACGTCAAGCGGTAAAAGAAAATATCAACCCATCAACCAGAGAATTTAAGGAACGTGTTGTTCAATTAGCTACAAACCCAACGGCAGAAATGAAAGCGCAGATTGATGTCGCTTCAGATCGCTTCACGTTTAACAAGGAACTTGGTCCTAAAGGCCGCGCGGTTCAAAACGCTGTTAGAGCCTTAAAGGCTGAATGGGCGCTTCCGTTTGTTAAGACCCCGCTTAACGTCATGGAAGAAATGCTGCGCTATACGCCGGTTTCTATGACTGTTCCCGAATGGCGTAAGGCTATATCTGAAGGCGGCATATCGCGCGATAAAGCTGCGGCAGAGTTTGTTGTCGGCGCTGGAATTGGCGCTTTAGTTTGGGCTGGCGCAGCAAACGGCTTTATTACAGGCGGCGGCGATCCTGATCCACGTAAACGCGCCACGCAAATGGCTACCGGCTGGCAACCATACAGCATCAAATACAACGATAAATACTATAGCTATCAGCGCCTTGCACCTGTCGGCACATTGATGGGTATGTATGCCGATATGCAGAATATTTGGGAACAATCGTCCACTCAAGAACGCGACGTTTTAGCCAAAATGGGCGCTGTGGCTTTTGCTAATGCCATTACGAACCAAACGTTTTTAGCGGGCATGACCCAAGTATTGAACGCAATTAATGACCCTACTAGCCGCGGCATGAAATTTATTCAGAATTTTGTTGCCAGCGCTGCGGTTCCAACACTGGTTAGTCAGGTCAATCAAATGACCGACCCGTATCAGCGGGAAGTAAACGGCATTATTGATGCAATTAAAGCTCGCACTCCTGGCATGTCTGAAACACTTACGCCGAAGCGCGATGCCTTTGGCGAAGAGATAGCCACTAAAGAACGCCCGCTTGGCTTGTTACCCATAACCGTAACAACACAGTCAACGGATAAAGTGCGCAACGAGGCTTCTAGGCTTGGACTTGGCTTTGCCAAGGCTCCTGACAGCATTCAAATACCGTCCAAAGGCGACAAAAAACTTGGCCGTATTGATTTGACGCCAGAACAAAAGGATCAGTTTGGCAGGATTGCAGGCGAAATGGCTTACAAGCAGTTGGAGCCAATAGTTAATTCGCCTCAGTGGAACACAATGCCGGATATGATTCAAAAAGAGTATTACACAAGGATTATGGACTTGGCTCGAAAGGCAGCAGCGGCGACAGTTGTTACACCCGCTCAGAGACAAGAAAAGGCATCCGTCGTTCAAAGTGAATTGAATAAGCGGATGCAACCGAAATGACTATATTTTTCGTCCAAATGTTGCGATAATGCTATCGTGTTGGGGATACTATGACAGTTCAATCGACCACATCGCGCGCTGACTATAATGGAAACGGGTCAACGACTTCGTTCACGATCCCGTTTTATTTTTTGGACAACACGCATGTCACGGTGATTCGGACAACCATTGCCACGGGCGATGCGACAACCCTAGTTCTTGGCACTGACTACACTTTGACGGGCGCAGGCGTAACAAGTGGTGGAACCGCAACAACTACTGTCGCTCCAACCTCTGCACAGAAACTATCTATTCTTCGCAGTATCCCATTAACTCAGCTTACCCATTACGTCGAAAACGATCCCTTTCCTGCCGCCTCGCACGAAAAGGCGCTTGATCAGTTAACGATGGAAAACCAGCAGATTAATGAAGCTGTTGGCCGTTCTATCAAATTGTCATCGACCAATACGATGACATCAACTGAATTTACAGTTACGGCAACAGACCGCGCTAACAAAGTGTTGGGTTTTGATGCTACTGGCGAATTGTCTGTTACGCAGGAACTTGGCACATATCGTGGAAATTGGTCATCTGGCGTTGTTTATAAAGTTCGTGATCTGATCAAAGACACGTCGAACAATAACATTTATATTTGCATCACTGGTCACACGTCATCTGGCTCACAGCCAATAAGCACCAATACGGATGCGGCTAAATGGTCGCTTATTGTTGATGCTGCATCAGCTTCGTCATCAGCTTCAGCAGCAGCATCAAGCGCTTCAGCGGCAGCTACTTCAGCCTCATCTAGCGCCTCAAGTGCTTCATCGGCGTCTAGTTCTGCCTCATCTAGTGCCACAAGCGCAACAAATGCTGCGACATCAGCGACAAACGCTGCTTCTAGCGCGTCATCAGCGTCAACCAGCGCTACAAATGCGGCCACTAGCTATACGACATTTCATAATCAGTATTATGGATCATATTCGAGTGATCCAACAACTCGCCCTGACGGCTCATCAAGAACCACAGGCGATTTATATTGGAATAGCACTACAAGTGCGATGAAAGCATGGAGCGGTAGCGCATGGACTACCGCTTATAATACAGGTGGCGGGTCAGCTTTGATCGCCACGAATAACCTTTCTGATCTTACGAATACAACTACAGCTAGAACGAATCTTGGTCTTGGCGCGCTTGCTACTGTTACGCCTGGAACTGGTGTAGCTACAGCGGCAGCAGCGGCGATTGATGCGACCGGCGGCTTTATATCTTACGCCACTTATCAGCCTGCTAGCGGTAAAACATTAGTCGTTAGCAATTCGATTACGCTTGCTGGCACTGATAGCACAACGATGACTTTCCCGGCGTCTAATACGACGTTGGCAGGCTTGGCTATTGCACAATCGTTTAGCAAAGCTCAACGTGGCACAATTAGCGCGCTCACAGACGGGGCAACAATAACGCCAGATTTTAGCTTGGCTAATAATTACAGCGTAACGCTTGGCGGCAACAGAACACTTGCTAATCCAACAAATCTGACAGCCGGACAGTCGGGCATAGTAATTATTACGCAGGATGGAACAGGAAGCCGCACTTTGGCTTATGGCTCTTATTGGAAATTCCCAAGCGGAACTGCGCCAACTCTAACGACGACTGCAAGCGCTGTTGATGCACTTGTCTATTATGTCGAAAGCTCAACGCGCATTTCAGCAAGATTGGTAAATGATCTAAAATGACCGTTCCTGCTTCAATCAATCCGCTATTCTTTGACGCTGCATCCGGCGGCTACCAAATCAGCCGCAGCCTACGTTTTCGCTCGTCTGCAAGCGCGTATTTGAGTAGGACTTTTGCATCAGGTAATAGACAGACTTGGACTTGGAGCGGTTGGTTAAAGCGTGGGGCGCTGGGGTCTTCCCCAATTATATTTCAAAGCGCTGGCGCCGGAGGGTTTGGCGTAGAAGGTTTCATATCATTTAACTCTGACGCTTTTGCTATTCAATTTGATTATAATGGTGGGTCTAGGTGGCAGCTGATAACTACAGCGGTTTATCGTGACCCATCTGCTTTTTATCATCTTGTCGTAGTAGCAGATACTACAAATGCAACATCTGGCGATAGATTAAGATTGTATGTCAATGGTTCTCGTGTTACCGCATTTTCGACATCTAGTTATCCAACCCAAAATGCAAATGGCACTTTAAACCAAGCATATAGTCACGCTATATCCGCTCGCGTAGGCCCTTCTGATTACTTTGACGGCTACCTAGCCGAAGTAAACTTCATCGACGGCCAAGCATTAGACCCAACATCATTCGGCGCATACGACACAACAACTGGCGTATGGGGGCCGAAGAAATACACTGGCACATATGGCACAAATGGTTTTTATCTAAACTTTAGCGATAACAGCGGCGCTACATCTACAACGATTGGCAAAGATAGCTCCGGCAATAGCAATAACTGGACGCCTAATAATATCAGCGTCACCTCCGGCACAACATACGACAGTATGATTGACAGCCCAACGCCATACGCTGACGGCGGTAATGGGCGGGGGAATTATGCTACTTGGAACCCGTTATTCGGTGGCAATGGTAGTTATCTCAGTCAAGCAAATTTAAATTTTGAAACCGCATCTGCATATAAAGCTACAATTAGCACAATAGGACTGCCAAACAGTGGTTTGTGGTATGTAGAAGGCACGATAAAAGCAACAGGTGGAAGCTCAAGTATTGTAACATTTGGTGTTGCAAAACAGAATGTTGACCCAAATGCTTTAGGCTATAACACGGCAAATGCTTGGTCTGTTACATCAGAAACTACTTTTTACGCAGTAGTAAATGGAACTGCTTCACAATCTTGGTCTAGTGGCAGATGGGTAACTGGTGAAGTTGCTAGACTTGCTATTGATATGAATAATGGAAGAATGTGGGTAGGAAATAGCACTGTTTGGTTTGGTTCAACATCAAACAGCACTAATGGCGACCCAGTTAATGGGACAAACCCGACTATCACTGGTTTACCAAGTGATTTATTTGTATGGACATCGGCTTACGCAAATGGTGTCAATATTAATTTTGGACAAAGGCCTTTTTCATTAACGCCCCCATCTGGCTTCTCCGCGCTTAACACTCAGAATTTACCAACGCCGACGATTAAGAACGGCGCGCAGTATATGGCGGCGGTGACATATACAGGAACCGGTTCCCTGACAACAAGAACAGGACTTGCGCTATCTACTGCACCAGGGCTTATTTGGATTAAAGGTCGATCTACCACTTCTGACCAAGTTGTCGAAGACTCTTTAACAGGCACCTCCGTTGTGCGATTTACTAACTTAACTAACGGCGATGGGGCAACTGGCGGCGGTTGGATACAAAACTTTTCTACCACGGGCTTTTCGACAGACATAAATCTCCCAATCAATACTAACGGTGCTACTTACGTTGCGTGGGCTTGGGCTGGCGGCGGCACAGGCGTAACCAACACATCTGGCTCAATTACCAGTCAGGTCAGCGCGAATGTTTCGGCTGGATTTAGTATTGTGACTTATACTGGCACTGGCGCTAATGCGACTGTCGGACACGGGCTTGGTGTTGCGCCGAGTATGATTATTGTTAAATCTAAAGATTATGCCGATAATTGGTATATATACAATACATCTATAGGAAATACTAAATATTTACTTTTAAATGGAACCCAAGCAGCGGCAGTTGATGCAAAATGGAATAATACAACACCAACATCTTCTGTATTTAGTCTAGGCGGCGCTGGATACGGCGTTAATGGTAACGGAAATAGTTACGTCGCCTACTGTTTCGCCCCCGTTGCTGGCTACAGCGCCTTTGGTAGCTATACGGGGAATAATTCGGCTGATGGGCCATTTGTGTATTTAGGATTTAGGCCAAGATTTCTTATGATTAAAGACACTACAAGTGCTGGTGCGTGGTGGATTGGCGACAGTTCGCGCGCAACAAATAACGTAGTTGCTGCGTCACTATTCCCAAACACATCTGGCGCAGAAAGTTCTACATATGACCAATGCGACTTTTTGTCCAATGGGTTTAAATGGCGCGCAAATAGTGCAAATTCGTGGCCCAACAACGTAAGCGGAAACACTTACATATACGCCGCATTTGCCGAAAACCCCTTTAAAATCAGTAGGGCACGATAATGTTTTTACTTGACGGACGCATCCTTCAACTTGACACGCCATTTGAACACGATGGAACTTCGTATCCGACAAACTGGTTACGCCTAGCAACGCCAGAAGAACGCGCAGCGATTGGCATTACAGAGGTTGTTGAACAGCCAAGGCCAAATGACGCTTTCTACTGGGTTAGTGGCCCTAACGATGACGGCTCTTGGACTGCTATCCCAAAAGACTTAGACGGCCTCAAGAAAACTTGGACAGCGCAGTTTAAGCAAACAGCTTACACAATGTTGCTCCCCTCAGATTGGCTCATCATCCGCAAGCAGGAAATTAACACAGACATTCCCGCCGATTGGACAAGCTATCGTGAGGCTGTTCGCACTACGACTGCGCTTGCCATCAGCGATATGGAAGCGACGACAGACATTGAGGCATTTATTGCTTCAGTAACATCAGTGCAGTGGCCTGTGTCGCCGGACACACCTAAGTTAGTCGAGAACGTATAACATGAGCGCCGCCATGGACTATCAGATAGCATTCAATATAGCCCTTACACTGGCGGCTTTTCTTGGCGGTTACACGCTAAGTAGCATCAGCAAGGCCATTGAACGTCTTGATACTGATGTTCGCTCTATGCCTATTAAATATCTATCCAAAGACGACTATCGGGACGATCTCAAGCGCATAGAGGATATGCTTGGCAAAATATTCGACAGGCTAGATGGCAAGGTTGATAAGCCATGATGCACCCTGACGACATCGCAGCTTTGATGAAGTTAGCGATGTTCGCCACGGCACTGGTTGTTATCATTTTCGCTTATAGATGCGGCATTATCGCTTACAAAATGTTGGAATCTTTTCAATGATAAACAGTCGAAAGATTGAAGACCTACACCCTACCGTGGCCGCTAAAGCCAAAGCCTTTATTGCAGCCTGCAAAAAAGCAGGCATCGACATTTTGATCACTTCCACTTACCGCGACAATGAATCTCAGAATGCGATTTATGCTCAAGGGCGCACTAAGCCAGGGCGGGTTGTTACATACGCCAAGGGCGGGCAATCATTTCATAATTACAGACTGGCATTCGATTTCGTCCCAATCGTTAACGGCAAAGCCATGTGGAACGATGCGCGCGCTTTTAAACGAGCAAGGGAAATTGGCGAAAGCCTTGGACTTGAAGGGCTTAAGTTTGAGACGGCTCACCTACAATGGACGGGCGGTTTGACCCTCGCACAACTCCGCGCGGGTAAAACGCCTGCTGTTGCGTGAACTTTGTTGCGATAATCCTAATACGTTGCGTTGCTGTAACTTTGCAGTTATATAAACTGCTTCGATGGAGGGTAAAATGAATTTCCTCACAATCAACTGGAAGACAACTGCCGCTGGCGTCCTCGCCTTGGCTGGCGTGGCTTACAAGTTTTGGACAACCAAGACAGTCAGTTCAGAAGACATCACGGCTGTTTTGATTGCGTTTGGTTTGATTGCCGCCAAGGACGTGAACGTTACTGGCGGAAATGTTGATCAGTGACATGCTTACGCTTCTGCTCGGCATCTTCGGTTCTGCGATAGCCTACTTCATCGTTCGCTATGTTTTGCTGAACCTTGAGGAAATGGGGCGAATGGAAGAACGCCTTCGCAAAGCCGAGGAAGAAAATCATCGTCTTAAGATTCAAGCCGCCATCTTGGCGAAACCTAAGACTGTAGATGAAACAATTAACGATCTTAACGCTGGCCGTTTTTAGTTTGGCGGCTTGTCAATCAACTCAGTCAGCCAGTGGTAGCTGCCCTCCCATGGTCGATTACACATTAGAGCAACAACAACAGGCGGCGAAAGAATTGAAAGGCGTTAGCAAACAGCAAATCGCCCAAATGATCGTTGACTACCGCAAGCTGAGAGAAGCCTGCCGCGTCAGCGAGTAGCCCAGGAGAGAGTATGATAGACGCATTAAGTGCTATTCAGTCATCAGGTGAAGAATTTAAAGTCGTTGAAAACAGATTGAGGTCTGTAGCAATCAACGCCGTCCGGGAAGCCCGCGTGGCTCTTGGTCGAGACGCCGACATTTGGCTTGATGCAGACGCGCAGACTGCGGATATATTATTTCATACGCTTGGCCAGTTACCCCGCGCCAAGGGCGATCCAGCATATGAAGCCATGCCGTTGGTTGCCAAAGAACAGCCAACGGTTCCCAAACTAGCCGAACTTGAATCGGCTTTGGCTAAAGAAATTTCAGCAGATTTTGTCGAACGCCCTGCCAAAGAGATTGAACCTCGCAAGGCGACCGTCAAAGCGTAACGCCAACCTCCCTGGCGAACTTGGCCCGTCAATCGAAAGGTTGGCGGGTTCTTTATGTGAAAGACGGCATTTTCATTTGACTGGCGATCTTGTCCGCGGCTTTGGTTGCTGCTGCAACACCAGCGTCTTTGACTAGATGGGCGTATCGCTTTGTCGTTTGCGCCGACTTATGGCCTAGCAATTCTCCTATTTCCGTAAGGGACAAGCCTGCCGATAAGGCGGCGGACGCGAAGCTGTGTCGCAAATCGTGCAGGCGCAAATCGTGGCACCCGACTTCAGCCCGAACTTTGTCCCATAGCCGCTTCGGGCTTTTTATTCCGGTGATTGTGCCGTTTGTTTTCGGAAGCCTATCCATTACTTCAATGGCCTGGGGCGGAAGGTGGACAGTCTTTTTGCCCGTCTTTGAATCTGGCAATTCAATAATGTCGCCGTTCACCCATGACCATTTAGCCCCGGCAATTTCTCCGCAGCGCGCGCCTGTCAGGATTAAAAGATAAACAAAAGCGACGGATGCAGGATGATTGATGGCTTCTTTCTGAAGAACCTCCGCGATCTTGTGGGCTTCATCCCCTTCCATGTATCGACGCCGCGCGACTTCCTTGTATCTGGACACGCCTTTGACGGGGTTCTTGTCAGTCCATTCGAGAGGACGATGGGCAAAATTGAACATCTTGGACATTAAGGCCAAGGTTCTGTTTGCGACCACGGGGCTTTTTTCCATGGCCACAGCCATGGCCGAAACGTCTGAATAACTGATGTCAGCCAATTTCTTTTTGGCGAAACGCGGTTTGATGTTTCGATTGTAAAGGCTCTTGTCCTCGCTGCCTGACTTTTTCTTTTTGCCGTGGTTGTCCCAATATTGAACCCAAAGATCGGCCATGGTTGGGGCCTCAATTTTGACCTTTATTTCCCCGGCAGGGTCCTTCCCGTCCGCCACCTCGGCCAGCCACTTGCGCGCCATGTCGCGGGCTTGGGTCAGGGTTATGGTTCCATAGTCCCCTAGCTTGGGACGGCGCTCCAATCCGCCCTTGGTGCGGTAATAAAGGTAGAAAGTTTTGTTGTCAGTAAAGGCGCGAAGGTGCAGTCCTTTTAGGGAAGCGTCCCTAAGAACGTCACCCCTCCGAGCGGCTTTTATGGCTTTTTCGTTTAATTCCATTTTCTCAATACTCGCTGGTCGCACATAGGTCGCACAGACCTGTGAATGGGCCTGATTTCGCGTGATTGCGTGTTACAATAAAATAGCGTAACATCATGTAATAATGATGTTGCGTGATCCTACGTTGATAGGAATTATTATGTCAAGCCAGTTTTGTAATCAGTAGGTCGGAGGTTCGAATCCCTCAATCGGCACCATTTAAATTCAACGACTTATACATACAAAAAAATTTATCCACAACCACCAAAAATGGCCGCTGGTCGCATACTGGTCGCAAATCGTTTTACGAATAGTCCCCACCCTTTTCAAGAATCGACCGACAAGGGGGTATCCAAATCAGGCGGGTATCCTTCACACCCACTACCCACACCAACCAACAGTAAGCGGTTGCTGTGGACGCTTTCGGATCGACCTTCCCCTGAAGCATCGGGACGCGCTCAACGAACTGAGCGACATAGGACGGCGGGTGGATGCTGAAGATTTTCTTATAGCGGCGGTTGCTCTCAAGAATGCCCGTTCGGCACAGCATCGCCACTACCCGCGTCCCCGGCACAAACATTGATCTTTTGATGAACTTCTCTGCCTTAGAAAACGGGGGGTTAGTGATCACCATATCTACATCGTTGGTTCCGATGCAGTTCGGCATCATGGTCGATATGTAATCCCACTCTTGTTGCTGGCCCTGCCATCCATAATTGACAACATCGGTTGCATAGACCGTCTTAAAATACTCAGACAGAGGCTTGGCCATATAGCCGCGATTACAAGCTGGCTCCCAAACACTCATTTGATGAAGGTCTGTCAGGCCAACCGCTTTCTTGAGAACCTGTTCTATCAAGGCCCTGGTCGCCCATGGCGGCGTTGGAAAATCGTCAATCTTTGAGAGTAACGGATTACGCTGCGCCATTACGGCATGAGATGTGTTCTGAAGTAGTTGCGTCATTTGTATGCTTCTATGATTTTCGCAACAGCGCGGGCCATAGTTAAGGCGTCTTCAAACGTAATGTTAGAAAACTGCGGAGAAGATCGGTAAATAGCCATCGCTATTGTGTAGATAAGTTCTTCTTCGTTCATTCCCCCGCCTCCAATTTATGCCTTATGATGTGCATTCGTTGCGCAAGCGTCTTCATTTCGATCTTTAAGTCTTCAGCCATTTGCTTTCGCGTCATGCCTTTCTCGGCAAGAGCAAGCGTCTTTTTCTCAGTTGGCGTTAATCTATTATCTGATCCGTAACGCCTAAAATGAGTAATAGAACTAGGTTTTGTCATGGGGAACGCCTTTCGGTTTTTCGGCAGTTGATGATCTCAACATGCGGCGTTCGAATTCATCTATCTCTGAAACAGGATAATAAATTTTGTTTCCGTATTTCATATAACGAGGACCGTTACCGTGGACGCGCCAGTTAGCTAACGTGCCAGTCGTTACTTTTAATCTTTCTGCCGTTTCGTGTGGTGTAAGACTTAATGTTCCCATTTGATTTCATGCCCCATGTGTTTGTTAAATGCTTCCCTTAATTGATCAATGTCCGGCAGTTCCACTCTGTAAGTGGAATCCGTTGGTTCATTTTTGCCCCTTGAAACTTTGGTCTTTTCGTAATGGGGACAAAACTTTTTAAAGGCTTTGAAGAAACCGCTCTCATTCTTGATGCGGCTATTGACGTTTCTCGCTTTCATGCGGCGCATGAATGCGTTCATCAATCTGTTGGACGGGATTTCTCTTGGTAAATCACCTTCGAAGTCTCCGCCAACAAGGCTGTTAGACATCAGGCACTCATACCACCAGTCAGATATTGGCTCTAAAGACTCGACTTTTTGTTCAAACAACCCTTCAGTCTTTGGCGCATCATTCACATCAAATTTGCTGATGTCGTAATCCATAAAATAGCGGAGAAGATTTCTATAACCGCCCTGCTCCATGCCAACGCGCATGGCTTTGAAGAATTCACGATCTTGAAGTCTCCCGTTTCCGACGTTGAAAACCGCGAAGCGGCGTTCATCTTGGGAAGCCGGGACAAGCCAATCTTCGTTGCCGATGATGGCGACACGGGTAAGGTTGTCCACGCGATATGGCTCTGCGCCTTTGCGTTCTATGTTGTGTTGCGAGCCAGTAATTAAGCCCTTTAATTTGCCTTCGGCGTGTTTGTCGCCAGCCCAACAGGCTTCGTCCAATACGAAAAAGAGACAGCTTTCTAGGTGGCTGTTAAAAGAGGACAGTAAATATCTTGAATCATCGGCTACTAAGAAATGCGGACCCAACAGCGAGCCGAAGCGCTCCAGCAATGCGTTCTTGCCCGTCCCTTTGTTACCTTTGAACACAAGCGCAACGAGTGGTTTTTCCCACGGTCTTTGAATTGCGTGGGCGAAATAAGCCATGAGCCAGCCAAATAATTTTTGATCGTTTGCGCACACGTTCGTAAGAGCGTGTTCAAGAAAAAGTCTGACTGATGGGTGTTCGCTGGTTTCGGCGGGTTCGACGGTGAACCCACGCCAGAGATTAAACCAACGCGACCCCATGTCTTGACTCGGCGCGAATACAACCCCATCAAACTGTCTCCTGTCTTCCCATTCCATCCATTCTTCTGAAACCGAGCGCGTCTTTTTGCCTATGGTGATTTTTTTATTCGCAAACCACTTATTGAATTCGAACGGGCTAAGATGATGCGTCGTATAACGATGCTTATGATCCGTTGTTTCTTGAAGAATGAACGCGCCAGTTTTTATAAAACAGAAATCGCAGTTTAATTGATGGACGGGATGCGTTACCCCGTCATCCTCTACAGGCGGAAAAATAGCCTCTGGCGCGGCTGCGCCTTGAGGCTCCTTTCCGTATTTGAAAGCTGAATGAACAACCGCTTCCAACTCTTCAAGCGGCAGAGCGGGTTCGACATCCCAATGTTCCAACATTAACGAGAATGTCTGATCGACTGAACAGCCAAGGTCTTTTAATTTAACAGCGACACGATAGCCTGTATCGTTACGCGACCCTTGTTCTGTTGGCTCTAACGTGTTGAGATATTTAATTGCGCGTTGTTCGGCTTTTTCTGGATCTATGCCAGGAAGAACGATCTTTGCCTGTGGCGTTGCTTCAACGCTCTTGCCCAATCTGTTAATCAACCAATCCGGCGCTGGCTTTATGTTTGTAAAGTCTGCTACTAGAGCATACGGTTTACCGTCAATTTCGCTACCGGGAGCAACAATATAACCGCCATAGCTGCGAATATCTAAACCGTTGCCCAACACCTCGACGCCTTGCTTACAGGCATAAGTCGATTGATAGATAAGATGCCGCCCGCCTGATGGCGTTGATTGCTCCATAGTTTTGGGAAATTCTTTGCCGTCCATGTCAAGCGACAAAAGCGTTTGACTGCCGTTCTTTCCTGCCTTGTCATCCACATCGACAACAACAAGCGCCTCATTATCTCTGAACTTTCCCGTATAAATACCAATGTTATAATTGCGCCCGCGCCACCAATCTTGAATTGTCACAGGATCGCGTGAAGCCTTATTCGGAAAGTCCATAATTAACGGTTTCTTGCCGTTCACTTCCAACGGAAAGACATAGAAACCGTCGCGGGACAGTTGTATCGCTGCGTCTTCTTTCTTCATTTTCTATATCGTTTCCCACGCCATCCTTCGGCTGCGAGAGGCAAGCCCTCGGCCCAATCGGGAATGACGGCCATAAGTTCTTCAACTTCATTGATTGCGGATGGCGGCGCTGCTTCTGGTATTTCAACGACAGCTTCATCGTGCGCGTGAAATACGACAGGATAGCCAGCTTCCTCCAAACGGATTAACGCGCCACGCAACAAACAAGCGGCTGCACCTTGCGTTACGTTTTCGCAAAGCAAGCCGCCGTAGCCGGATATTTTCGTCCAATTAGAACCAAATGATGTGTAGTAAAAAAGTGTTGGGCGGAGTTCGCCCCACTTTGTTTCTGTGTCTCTGACTGTGGCAAACGGGTAACAAATCTTCCGCTTGCTCGGCAGTTGGCAGATTAGGATTGATCCGTCTTTCTTAAAACGAATTTCTCGACCATGCGCCCCGGCAGTAAATACCTTACCTTCGTAAACGACAGCATTGATGGCGGCGTGTTCGAGGTCATGCCAAAAGGAAACGATATTCTTATGGCTGTTGCGCCATGCTTTTTTAATTCTTTCAGCGCGAGTGTCTTCTACTTGGACGCCGTAGATATTAGCCATTGATTGAAACGCGCCGACACCGCCTTGGTAGCCAAGCGCGAGAACCGCGACTTTGCCAATCTGCCGTTCGTCTTTTGTAATTTCTTCAATCGGTTTATTGAAAATGCCCGCTGCGGCGTGTTCATATATTTTCCCATGCGTTTTAAAAATATCTAAGACAGCCTCTTCGCCCGCAAGCCATGCTAAGACACGGGCTTCAACGGCGCTGAAATCCATAGCGATTAATTCATGCCCCGGCGCGGCTGTTATCATGCCCCGCACACAATCGGCCATGGCGTCCATGACAGGGCCATGCATCAAATCAATGTAATTAATGTCGTCCAAATGGACGAACATATCTTCAATGTCAGATTGCTTAATACCGATACGAGGGCGGCTTAGATTTTGCGGCTGGATACCTCGGCCACTCCATCGGCCAGTTGAAGCGCCATGAAACTGCATCGTTGCGCGAACGCGGCCATCATCCCCGGCGCGCTCCCGCATTGCAGTTAGTTTTGCGGTCGATGTTTTTGCGCCTTCTTTTCGCAAAGCCAGAGCTTGCTGCACAGCGGACGGCAAATTCCCTTCGAGGGCATCGAGGACGTTTCGTTTAGAAAGCCCATCAATAGCAACTCCCTGTTGTCTGATCCATTGGACAAGCAGTTGCACTTCTGTTGTTTTGGCAACGACCCCGCCTGTGAGTCGGAGCATGCTTGCGTTAAGTCGCTGATGTTCTTTTTCCACCAAGCGGATGGCTTTTTCGACAGACTCCAGATCAATTTGAATCCCCCGCTGATTTATTTTGTAATCAAGCAACCACATATCCCGCTCTCTTGCGGATAGACGCATTTGGCGGCGATCAAGGTCACGCTCTACCTCAACGTCTTGGCGGCAATAGTTGAATAGGATTTCAAACTTTGAAGGATCGTCTTCATATTTCCAGAAAAAGCCGTTATCCTTTGGGCGCGCAAGTTTAAGCATCATGCGACTGCCCTTAAGGTCTTTCTGATGTTCAACGCCTAAAGCGCGCGCTGACCCATCTAATGACCCAGGAATAGCCATGGCGTATGACTGCGCCATTGTGCATCGAACTTGCTCTGGCTTTAGTTCCGGCCAACCCATTTGCGGAACGCATATGTCGTTCCAGATATGCAATTCGAAGGGCGCATTATGAGCGACAAACTCCCCGCCATTAGCCACATGACGGAGTATGCGGTGATCAAGGGGGATTGTGTCTGTATGGAAATTGATTAAGTCGGACGGTTCACTATCGAAAGCAAATCCAAAGCAATGAACGCCTGTCTCATGGTGACGGGCGTAAACATCCGCGCCGCATGTGCGCAAATCAACGCTTCCAAATGTTTCAAAGTCGCCGTAAAGGATGGACATAGTGGCTCACGAAAATCGGGCGGCTTGATTGCCGCCCGTGTTAGCATTAACGCAACGCTCAAGACAAAATATCGTCGTCGTCGCTGTTTGATGGTTTCGTGAAACCTTCGAACGCCTTGTTAGCTGGTATGCGGCCAGAGCCAAGCGGGGAATCGTCTCGGACTTTCATTACGTTCTCAAGACCAAACGCCACACCCCGATTAGAACTGACATCGTAAGCGTATGGACGAATTTGCGCTCTGAACCATGCGCCAGAATATACTTCTGTTTCGTCTATAATTTCCTGCAAGTTCTTATCCACAATGCCAGGGCGACGATCTTCATTGGCAGAGAATGTGCAAATGATAGCGTCGTCGTCCACGCCAGGGATAGGATTGTCCAAATCCGAATTCTTACGGAAAGGAAGGCGAATGTTCTTTGGCTGCGCATTTCCCCACTTCTCAGAAATGGCGGATTTTACAGCCGATTTCATTGCAGCGATGTCAGAATTTGGCGGAAAGACAGCGCGCATGCTGTATTTCTTTTTGCCTTCTGGATTTTCCCGCGGTGCAGTCGCGCGAAAGATACCGCAATAAGCAGCTTTAAACTCAGGTGTAATCAATTTATCACTCATATTTCGTGTCTCCTGTCACAAGTTCGCAAATGCTGTTGCTGCATCAACTTTAACCGCTGGACGCTTATCCGATTCATGGACTAGCGCGTGGCCCGAACTTTCTTTGACCGTCAGTTCGTCCAGCTTTCCACGTTCTTCCCGCGGCAATAGTTTCTCCAACGCTGCCGGGGAAATCAGTTTCTTTTCATAAAGATCGAGCGCATGGCCTCCGAAAACGTCCTCAACCAAGCCTTCGTCACGCCATTTCCGGCGAGCGATTTTCTCAACCAACTTATGATTTGGAATATCAATCCCGCGTTCTGCTTCCTGGTATGCAAACTCTCTGACGTTTTTAATCCAGGCTTCAATCAGCGGCAGTTCTTCCAACGTCTCAGCCAAAGAAATCAGATTGTAAGGAAGTTGCGGAGTAAATACTTTCTTAGCCATAGCCGTAGCCTTTGCTTTCAATGCTGGACAAATCGCTGCGGCTTTGCACCAACGACAAGCCTTCTCGCTAGGATGCAGATAAGGCTCTAAATCGTTAGCTCTCTCAGCCTCTCGAACTAGCGCAACAGCGTCTTCAAGATCCGCGTTGAATTCCAATAGGTCGCTTACATCAAGTGTAATGCTTCTCACTGGCCCGTCAGGATGCGGACAACGAGGCTGAACGATGGTGCAGATAACTTGTTTGGCCTGATAGCCAAATGTCTTAAGCGCAGCCACGCCATAAATGGGAAGCTGCAATGTGTTATTCACATCAACTGCAACACCCTTCCCGCCTTTTAAATCTATAATCTCCAGCGTTTCAGTGTGCGGATTCCATACGGCGGCGTCTGTCGTTCCCCAAACGTCATCGTTTAATTTAACCCGCGTCTCAATATGAAGGACACAGCCAATTTCCACTCGGCTGCGGACATAATTGACATAGAAAACGATAGCTTCAAAAACTTCGTCCCCTATTCTTGTGATTTCCGTATCCCCTGAGAGCACCCCGGCTGCTACAGCATGCATCATTGTTCCTTCATCCGCGAAAAACGATGAAGGCGGATCAGGAATGTCTCTACTTAGCGGGACAGAGCCAGGGCAATGCTTCCATCTGTCCGCGCCAGAGGGCGAGAGTTTGGCGTGTTCGCTCATGCGGCGGCACTTTGCGCGCATGTTTCAATGAACTTATCATAGTCCATGGGCGGCAGTTCACTGACCCGTGACACGTCAAACGATTTCAAAAGGTCAATCGCTGCTGTCATGCCTTTAGCTTCCGTAAACCGACGCAAAGCATTCCGCGCATCTTCCAACGTCGATACGCTCATATCCAATTTGTCTTCGTCTTTAGGATCGTGCAGCGGTTCAAACTTTTCCGGCGCTGGTGTTTCAGCTTTTGGTTTGCGTCCGCGCTTCTTTGCTTGATCAGCGGAGGAAGCAGCATCGGAGCCAACAGACGCCACTTCCTCCACATCAACGACACCGGGGGAGAGGCTAGTAACGCCCACAGTGTCGGATTCACCCACGGCAAGATAACGCAAAACCTGTTCAACTTCGCGCGGGTTAGTCGGATCAAAAGTTATTTGCACGTTTAATTCTCCATGATTTGCTGTGATAATATACCATGTTGTGATTAACGCAACGCACTAATCAACAATTTTTGTGATTTCGCGTGTTTTTTGTATCAATACATTTGCAATCTGTTCATCCACAGAATTTGCGCATGTAAAGAAACGAACGCGAACCGCCTTCTCTTGTCCAATACGGTGACAGCGCATTGACGCTTGCGCGTTGTTTGCCGGGACCCAATCGGATTCGAGAAACACCACTTCATTTGCGGCGGTTAATGTTATCCCCGCCCCTGCCGCTACAATCTGACCAATAAAAACTTTGGTCTTAGGGTCATTCTGGAAACTCTCAATATTCATGTGCCGCTTCAATGTCGGCGTTGCGCCATAAAGTGTGACAGGTTTGAACTTTCGCAATCTCTGCCGCGTTAATTCAATGATCTGTTGATGCATGGCAAAGATAACGACTTTCTTTAATTTGCCTGTCGCTAACTCTTCTTCGATTATGTCCAACGCTTTGGGAAGTTTGGCGTGGCCAATATAACGCCGCATAGTCGAACTGGCGGCTTTGAAACCGTCTAAAACGTTCAAACTATCATCAAAGCGCGCATGCGAATGGTTCAACACAGACGCCAATGCGGTCTTTAAACTACTATCCATGTTCTTAATGTTTGATAGAAACGTATCTTGCCCATTGGCATTGTGAATATTTTCCAAAAACCACGGGTCTAAATCCACAGGGGAGCGATCAACCACGATGTTTTGAAAATATATCGGGGGCAACTGTTGTAAAACGTCTTCTTTCTTGCGTCTCAACATGACTGGCCGAAGCATGCTTTTTAATTCCTCTGTATTTTTATGGCCTGTAATTTTGTATCCATAAGTCGAGTCAAAACCCTTGCAGTATCGAAAAGTAAAATCCCAATATGATTCTTGAACAACGCCCATGCTTTTAAGATGGGTCCAAAGTTCATCGGCGTAATTCATTATTGGCGTTCCTGTCAGCCGCCACACAAATCCCGCTTTATCCATCAGCCCAGGGCGCGTCTTCCCTGCCCCGTAAACAAACTTCGTTCGCTTGGCTGTCCGCTCTTTCAAATAATGCGCTTCGTCCAGGCACAAAACGTCCCATGACATCGCGTTCAGTTTCTTGCGCAGGCTTTCATTCGTTAGCAAATCGTAAGAAATGACATTGAACCCTGGCTTTGGGTCTGTTGTCCCCGTCTCGATATTGGTGACGTTCCAAGCCCGCTTCGAAAACAATTCGAGTTGCGCGATCCAGTTGCGCCGTAGAACCGCTGGTCCAACAACCAAGACATTCTGAGCGTCGATCAAATCAAGAGCGCGAATAACTTGGGCGCTCTTTCCAAGGCCCATTTCATCCGCCAACAGCGCGTGGCGTTTGGTCGTTAGCCACGCCGCGCCTGTCTCCTGATATGGAAACAAATCACTCATTAATCGGTTTTTCAGTTCTGGTTAGAACGCATTTTGTGACTAACGATTTATCGAGTTTTCGTAACTCAACCTTGGCTTTCTCACATGCTTGAAAGTCATAGAACGATACGAACGTCGCCCCGCCAATGTGAATGACGAACAAAACGACTGGCGCGATGGGGATCATTTGTCACCATTCGGTAGAATGATTTTCTTTTTCGGCTCTCTAAATTCGTGGATTGCTATTCCTTGCGCCAACACCGCGGCGTCCAAAGCGTCTTTAATTGCTTCCAAAGGATCTGGCTCAACCATTGGTCCAGGGCGCGTATTGGATTCAAGATAGTGGTTCATGTGCGCACGAAACGCGGCTTCAATAGCCTCTTCAGTCCAGTCGATCATTTCTTCTCCAAACATTTTAGACGTGGAAGGGATAGCGGGATATGACGAACGCCCCCGCCTAATTCTCTGCTACGTGACGGCGCGTTTGCGGGTATCCACTTCGTCGTCACTTGAATTTCGTATCCATACAAACCGGGGATCACGATTGTTCGCGTCGTCTGCGGTTTCTTTTCAAAGTTTACTTCGCTCATTGGCATGGCCTCGACGTGTTATCGCGGGCCAAGCACTCCAAGTATTTCATGTTGGCGCTGCAAGCCGTTAGCAATAACGCAACAATCAAGACGCAAATCGGGCGTAGCATATTTAACCTCCTTATCTTTTAGTTATATGGCGTTAGGTATGCGTCACCCGATTTGCCGTCTAATGTTTGATAATGATACGGCTGTTGAACGGGCGCATAAGTCTCAGGAATATAAGTCGATGGCGGCGGACTAATTGAACGCCCAAACGCTGAATATTGATCAACCCTATGCTGATAATCAGCCATCGTTTGCTCTAGGCTTTCAGCGCTGGCAATCGTCGATGCTGCGGGTAAAATTACACAAATTGATGCGATGATGAACGTAAAGTTTTTCATATGTTTGGCTCCATATTTTAAATTTATTGGGGCTTAACGCTTAACGCCTTTCAATCTATCAGCCACCAATGTTGCATATCCGGCTATATCCCGCCAGGAATCTTCATTATTTGTGTTGCCATTCAAGATGCGGGCAATCTTAGACGCAATCATTTCAAGCGCTTCTTTTTGATCATCCTGCATGTGGTGCCACCTGATTTTCCCATAAACGCGGAACGTTGATTTGAGGCTTTGAGATATACAAGCCACGTCTTCAAACCCTCCATACTCATTATGACGCTCTAATAGGATCGTCGTAATGTCTCGGACTGTGTGTTGTTTAACTGTCGTTAGCTGCGGCTTTGGCGGCGGCAATCCGTCTTTAGTTCCCATTCCGTCCCCCGGCGGTTGGTGTCGTAATCATGTTCAAACCGTAAAGGGCGATTAATGTCGCTTCCGCAACGCCATCATCTTTCACGCGGCTGAATAGTTTTGCGTGTTGAGGGAATAAAGTCGCCGCGATCTTTCGAGCCTGCGTCTTTGTCTCGGCTTTGGTTTGATCCTCCGCCCGTTTAATCCCATAAACAGCTTTCCAACTTGCAGGGGAAACCTTGTGCAAGGATACGTTCAAGGCATGCAGAATGCCGTGAACAATCCCTGTGTTTACCCCAAACTGAAACTGCCCCTGTTGGCGGGGTCTGCTACTTACATTCTCTACAAATGCATGAGTGCTGGATGTTAAGTCCAATATCGCCGCCAAGTTTGGGCCATCAATCTGTAAAGACTTCTTTCCATTCTTTGTGACTATATGCGTTGGAAACGACCCTGCCGAAAACAGATTGCCCTTCGCGTCAACGACAGCCCATCCGCCCGACAAGCCAGGATCGACGCCCAAAACGCGCATAGGGGTCGAAGGCGTTAACGCAACCATTAAAGGATTGCCGCAAGTGCGAGGGCTGTCTCTTCAGCAATGCTTATGTCTTGGCGTAAAGTTGCCAGTTGAATGGCCTTTTGCGCCGCCTGTTCTTTGGCCTTCTCTCCAGCCTCTTTAACAAGGGCGAGTTGGGCTGCGTCATAGGTGATTCGTTTTGGTTCCCAATCTTGCGCCGTTAAGACGACCCCCTCGGTTCGGGCAATGTCTTTGATGCGGTCGATTTGCGCAGTTGGGATAAGCCCGTCGCTCCCATAAGGTCGAGCGTAAGACCATCTATAAACACTGATCCTGTTACATCCAATCAGTCGCGCAAGATTTCTTTCTCCGCCAAAACGGGTCACAATTTTGCGCGCTTGATCATAGGTCGGGCATCCAAATTGCCCTGTATTTCTTGGTCGCGTCATTGGTCTGTGAACCTTCGATCTTCGGGAGGAATCATAGTTAATATTCGAAGCATGTTACAGTTTTTGCAACAAAGAGCAAGTAGAAATACTTATACTTTTTGTGGAAAATTAACTTGATTAACCGCTTTGGTATATAAAAGGTTAATTTCTGTTCACGCGCGTTAATTTCTGTTAGGTTAAACCTAGCGAGATGTGTTACTGTAACATTGTCGATTGATGGCGGGGGTCTTGCTTTTCGATAGCAGCCCCCCCCCCCACCA